AAAGATACCTATTCCTTTTGAGGTTGGCCTGATGTTTAAAACCTTCCCTGAAAAAGCTCTTGCTGTGGCATTTGATAAGTCTACAGGCAGAGAGGCCGCTCAATCAGCGTTCACAGGACTCACAGGCACATTAGCTATAAATCCTTTTGGGGCGCAAATAGTTAAGCCTTTTATTGAGGCAGGATTTAATTACAATATGTACACTGGTAACGCCATCGTATCTAAGTACCTAGATGGTAACTTGCAGGATGCCTTTATCGACAGAACCAGTACAAACGAGTTGGCTAGAACAGTCGGTGAGATGCTTGACGTTAGCCCTCTTAAGGTTGAGCATGTTATGAGAGGGTACACAGGAACAATAGGAACTTACATTCTAGGCGCGGTTGATGAGGTACTGAGAAGCCCTGCACTTACTGGGGATAAAGAACTTCAAATGCCTTCACGCCCTGTAACAGAGTTTCCAATCATAAAAAGATTCTTTGCTAACTCCAAGAACGCAGGCGCAAAAGAAGATTTCTACGAACTTAATGCAGAGATAAAAAAGATTGTAGGAACTTTGAGCGACCTAAAGAGAGATGGGAGAATGGACGTTTATAAGAGATACTTAGAGGGTCGAGAGCATCTTGTTGGTATGAAGGATAATGTAAGTTACATTGCTGAGAAGCTGTCAAAAATACGAAAGCAACGTGATCAGATTATGCGATCTAATTTAAGTGCTGACGATAAACGAGAAAGGATTGATCTCTTGCAAGTGGCTGAAAAGAAATTCTTAAGGGCAACGTCAATCCTAAAGAAGAAGGCAGACCTGCCCGTGTTTGATACTCTTTATAGATAACAAGTTAAGAGTAAGGAGTAAAGTTAAAGATAGCCGCACCTTATGGGTTATCTTGCAGTTGATGCTTTAACTACTAACAGTGGTGGTTGAGAAAATTGTCCGCATGATTTCACACTTATGGGCGAACGGAGCTTCATAATCTCTTTTTCATGTGCTTCTATAAAAGAAGGGAACAACCCGACGCCACCACTCACCGAATCTTTCATTCGCCTTATTTTTACTCTACCTCACTCATTTAAACTTGTAAACCATAAGCCGATACCAAAGACGTTCAATAGGTAACATCTCATCATGGTTCATAAACAACCTGTCGCCATACCCGAAATCAGCGGCCTGACTTTTATCTGCAAATGTTTTTCTATCCATCCAACCGTTTATTCTCATGACACTAGGGTCTGGTGTCCTACCAACTAATACAGCAATGTTGGATTTAAACTTATCCATAGTATCGAATATTAACTTTCCATACTCAGCGTTGTTGAATTTAACATCAATTGTTATGTCATCAAACCAAAGGTCAACGCCCCCATCAGTAAGAACATTAACAGTAGGCAGGTGCAGGTTAAATAATCTAGCAACTGCGAACTCTGCCTTAAATCCGTAAATATTAGCCTCAACCCTTGATTGATTGTTATTGTGTAATCTTGGCTTGAATCCCTGCATTTCACACAACTTAACCGTATCTGCACCCATCATCTCGCAGTTATGCAGGTCTTGCTTGCTTAACTTGATTAACATTTGCTTTTCTCATTCTTTTTAATCCATTCATTAACAGACCTATCATAATTATTTGTTTTCCTGTCCTCCATGTCTGATAACTTAGTCTTTCTTCTGGTTCCCCTGATTACCTTTCCCCCACCAAGATCGTTAGCCACACAAATGCCTTTTTTAATTCTTATCTGACTCATGCATCTCTCCAGTCGTTAGGTTTTAATCTGCTTGATTACTGCTTTTCCGCAGGAGGAACTCGAAAGTCTAGCTCTGCGGCTGTAAATATTAACATCTCAATAAGAGAGGAGTATTCCCGCGAGCCAACTTCAGAGCTTCTTTTTACAGGACGTCTTATCTCACCAATAGATGTTTTGATATGCTCACTCCCAAAGGTTCTACATAGTAGCTCCTCATGCATCTCGTCATGCGTCATGCCCACAAACTTAGCGAACTCACCGCACCACTTTCTGTAGTATCTCTCTTGAGATGATGACCTTGACTTGGATATGTTTTTTATCTCTATCAATATCCCTCGTTTTGACTTGAGGCATAGGTTCATCAACTCTAAACTTCTTTCAGGGAAAAGATTAGAGAGCGGCAGAAGGATATCTACCACTCCCTTGTTTTCCTTTATTGATAGCTTGATCATTCTAGAATGGGACATCTTCATCAAACAGAACAGGTGCAGGTGCAGGTGCAGGTGCAGGTGCAGGAGCAGGTGCAGGAGCAGACTCAGGATTATAAACCTCAGTGCTAAGATACATATACTCTGCACCAGTAGTTTTAGCTACACGATTCCATGAAGCTATTTGCATCTTAAGCTTAAAGTCAGCAACAGGATGTGCTTGGTTAGCCTTAGCCATCAACAGCAGTTCCTTCAACTGAGCAGAGCTAATTTCAACATTGCCTCTAAAGTCAGGTTGCTTATCATTAGTCTTCTTGTCATTCACAAACATTGCGCCTTCGCCTTTCGGATATTGCTTATTCATTGGTCTCTTCCTTCTTAAGTGATTTAGATAGTGCGGTAAATTGATCCTTCAAAGAAGCGTATGCAGAAGGATGGAACGTAGTTAAAAAGTCTATGACTTTCTTGTTAGCCTGCCACTGACTTCTAAGATCATCAGGTGACTTCATCATTTTCTTAGCAACTGCAATCATCTGGTCAACCCAGTATTGTGCGCCTTCGGGAGTCCATTTCAGATGAGGCTCATCGTCTTTGTCTTCTTTTGGCTCAATAGGTTTTGGAAGAGCAGGCGCAGGAGAAGGCTTTGTCTTCTTGCTATAAACTTCTTCAGTAATAACGTCATCAATCATATCTTCTGGCTGAGTTTTGCCTTGGTAAATATGAAATCCTAATCCAAACATGGCAATTGTTTTAACCAAGCATCGCATTTTGTTATCGCTTATATCTCTAGACGATGGATTAGTTATCGTCTTGTTGGCATAGTTCATGCAGGGCAACCACATCTGCCTAGTAAGGCCATGTATCTCAACCTGACAGACAACTGACACTGTTCCGTCTAAGTAATTCTCATTGTCCAGAAACGCAAAGGTAGCCTCTGGATAATGATTCATCAGCAAAGCCCACGCCTCATTCCAAGGCAGGTAACTTAGTTTGTTTTTAGCTTTAGCTACGTTGGAGCAGTCAACATCGTACAGATTACTCCAGATAGCCCCGAAAGTTATTTCAGGATACTGTTCTTTTTTTGGCATTTCGCACTCCTAGTTTTGACTTGAAAATGGATTCTTTTTATACCCACTTAAATTTTTTCTATACCCTATACCTGATTCGCCAAACTGAGTCTCAAATGCTTTCTCAAGCAAAATGACAATCTCCAACGGTTCTAGATTATAAAAAAGCATTGCATCTACGTTTGCGATAAAGCCCCTAGCGCACGTAAACTTAAAAATATCCCCTAACATGTTTGACTTTAAATCTGGCATTCCTGTAATAGACCATATGGACACCATCTTTAAATATGTATCTTCATCAGTTCCAATCACCCACTTACCTCCTTTGAAAATTGTGGACACCACTCGTTAACGCGACACCAATTCTGAATACATCTGGTAGCCTCGCCCTTCCTAACCTCAACATTGTGCTTCTCAGGTTCGATAGATATAGCATCTATAAATTCGTCAGCATCTTCTTGAGAGCTTAATACTCTAACCGCCCTCTTTCTGCCCTTCTTCATAACAGCGTAACTATCATCTTTTTTCCATGTCTCACCCTGAGTACACTCACCTATCTCTTCGCCAGTCAGACGCTTAAACTCAGCCTCTTGGTGAAGCCTTACTCTTTCCTCAACATATTGGTCTTGCTTCTTGTTAGACCACAACGGAATATTGATCACCGTTATGGGGGATTGAGGGTAGTTTGCATCTTCGCCTGCTCGTCTGCGTTGCCAGTCCCGTATGATTGCTATTATTCTTAACTCCTTAACAACAGCAAGCTCAGACTTTCTTATCAACCATGCGTAACAATTAAGTTGGTTGTGCCATTCTTGTTTAGCAAAGATAACTGACCACACAGAAGTAACCTTGTAGTCACTGACAATACGACCTTTATCAGTCAGCTCTTGCAAGTCAACAGCGCCAGATATAGTCCAACCTAAAACCTCAGCGAACATTCTCTTCTCACTAACAACTCCACCCGAATACTTAGTAGCCTCCTCAAACATGCTGTGTACGGAAGTGCCAAACCTTGACCAAAGAAAATCAACAGCATCTTGTTCAATGTTGTCAGCATTCTCTCTTGCAAGAACAGCAACCTGTGGTGAGTCTATAAGCTGTGTAACTGACCTATTAGACTTTCCCTTTGTGTAATCGTCTTGCGTTAAGGCAGAGACAACAACAGCAGGTAAGTTAAACTTGTTAGTAACAATCACCCTAATCTACCCTGTCATCCATACGGAAAACCCTTACGCCCAACCGAAATGGATCGTTCTCTCGTCGAACTGAGAATACCATATCGCCATCAATCGGAGAGTCAGCCCGATTAGCGTATCGTGCAATGGAAGCCCTAATAGCCCCTATCTTTGACTTCTGGTCATCAAGATTGGTCGGTAAAAAGAAACTCTGTCCCACGCTCATCTGTTCCATCGCTTCCCTTAAGTCTAGAGGAAGCTTCTCGCCTGTCCCCAACCTTCGATCCTTTGGCAGAGGAATGTTGTCCTCTAAGATCAGACTTCCGGTGAGTGTATCGTTGCTGTCTATCGTCATACTCTATCGCTCCAGTCTCTTCTGCTTCGATTAAAAAACTACCCATCTTGCTCATGCTAAACCTCGCTATACTGCTTGGTTAATTTTGTTCGTTGGTATATAGTAGTAGACATCTTACAATAGGAAAAGTAATATGACAACAGTTGATTTTACAATAATAGGTGAGCCTGCTAGTAAGGCAAACTCAAGACAGCTTGTAACCATTAGGGGAAGGCCTGCTTTTATAAAGAGCAAGAAGGCTAGGGATTATGTTAAACTTTTTGATCAACAATGTAAGGCGCTTCCTGAGATGCTAGAGGGTGACCTTGCAGTAGTAATAAAAATTTATTACGCCTCAAGAAGACCAGACCTAGACGAATCAGTTATATTAGATTGTATGCAAGGGAAAATTTATGGAAACGATAGACAAGTCAAAGAGAAGCACATCTTGTGGTCGCTCGACAGAGAATCACCCAGATCAGATATTGCAGTTATGTCGCAGGATGATCGTACAAGCATTGAGAGATACCTACGACAACAGCGAGTCAGTTAGCTTTGAGGCGGCAAGTTATTTTGCGTCTGGAGATCATTCTTTCGTGTGCGATAAGCTCAACTTGGATCATGATAAGTTAAGGGATGAGGTCATTGAAGCATTAAGACTTGGGGGCGTAAAAAAGCAAAGGATGATTGGCGATATTATTGAGGGGTTAGAGAATGATTTTAAGGGTGTAAGCTAACAGGAATATTCCAAGTAACAGGAATATTCCTGTTAGTTAGGATTATATTTCAAACAGGAATCTTCCTAACGGAAGTTATTATAATCACATATTTCAGTGGAGTGCAAATATGAATGAACTAGACTTAGGATATTTTTTCTCAAATATCTACGAAGACTGTAGGGTTCAATGCCCTGAATGCTCAGATGAGCGTAAAAAGAAAAACGTAAAAACATTAGCTGTCACCATAGATGGAGGTGATTGCTTATATCAATGTCACCATTGCGGTCTATCAGGACGATACAACAGACCCTCGATTCAAGCTCAAATTAAACCGCAAACAGTGAGGGCTATATCAGTGCCTACTTCATCAGACCAAGAACTAATCAGCAAATATTTATTGTCACGAAGTATTGATCCCTTATCTGTAACAAGTTACCCAGTAGTTTCTGGAGTCAAATATTTTAACGGGTCAGGTGAGATGGATGCGATTGGTTTTGTTTATGGTGATCGTGAGTCGGTTAAGTGGAGGTCAATACAAGGCAAGAACTTTACTCAGGATGGTGCGGCAAGAACCTTGTGGGGAATTGATCAGTTAGAGGAGGGAGCTAAGGAGATTATTTTTGTTGAAGGTGAGACTGACTTGTTAGCCTGCGCTTCATCAGGCCTTGAGAACGTGGTCAGTGTTCCCAATGGTGCGCCCCAGAAAGTAAGTAACAGAAAGGTTAACCCAGAGGATGACAATAAGTTTGCGTATGTCTGGGCGGCTAGGGAGCAGTTAGATAAAGCTGAAAGGATCATACTTGCAACAGATGAGGATGAGGCAGGGTTCGCTTTGAGAGAGGAGTTAGCAAGGCGTATAGGCAGAGCAAGGTGTTGGACAATTGAGTACCCAGAGGGGTGCAAGGACACCAATGACGTCCTTAAGCATTTCGGGGCAGAAGCTGTTAGAAAAATGATTAAGGATGCAAAACCTGTTCCGCTTGAAGGTGTTTACTCTGCCGATGATTACACTCATGACATTGAGCATCTTTATGAGGAAGGAATAGTTGGCGGTGCATCAACAGGACTTGCAAGTGTTGACGGGTTGTTTACCGTTGTTCAAGGCCAGTTAAGTATAGTGACTGGGATTCCGGGAAGTGGAAAGAGCGAATTTGTTGATCAGCTTATGGTTAACTTGGCAAGGAGAGAGGGTTGGAAGTTTGCAATTGCGTCATTTGAGAACCCACCACCTCTTCATATCGCTAAGTTATCTGAAAAATATATAGGCAAGCCATTCTTCCACGGAATGACTGAAAGGATGAGCAGTGAGCAAAAAACTGAAGCACTACATTGGATAAAAGACCATTTCCTATTCTTGGAGAACAAGGGTGGAGACTCGGCTACCATTGACAGCATACTTGATCGTGCGAAGCAGGCTGTCATGAGGCTAGGTGTTCGCGGATTGGTGATTGATCCATACAACTACATCGAGTCTAGCAAGGGTGTAGACAATGAGCATCAGGGAATCAATGAGATGCTTACTCGCTTGGTCAGCTTTGCCAGAGCGCACGATGTACACATATGGTTTATTGCTCACCCTGCAAAAATGATGACTAATCAGGATGGCTCTACTCCAGTACCAAAAGGTATGAACATATCAGGTTCAGCCGCATTCTTTGCCAAGGCAGACTTGGGCATTACCGTACACCTAGACAAGGATAAGAATGTTGAGATTCATTGTTGGAAGTGTAGGTTTAAATGGGTAGGCACTACTGGTACTATTAATTTAGATTACGACATCCCCACTGGGCGTTATTCTGACATTGCCTATGGTGACTTTGAACCAAGTGGGACTAATGGTAACGGAAACGACTGGCATGAGACTAGCGATGACTGGGACTTCTGAGATAAAAGTAAACGAGACAGGCACAAGTGAGCTACATAAACGTCACAAGACCTCTCTTGAACCAAGTGATAACGCATTTCTTAGGGTAAAGGTAACTGATCAGCTATACATTGATCGGTTGCTTTTGACCAAGAAAATAGATGTACATCATCACATGACTGCTGAATGGATTCTTGATCAAGCAACAAGGGCTAATGTGTTTGTAAAAACGCCATCAATGAGCGGCACTTTTGGTGGTGGTAAGGGTGATAAGTACACAAACGGATTGTTGTTGTTTTCTCGTACCATGAATAGAATAAAGAAAAAGTTTGGAAGGGTTGGTGAGAAACTAGCCTTTGATATTATTGTCGATGATGTGAACATAAAGGATGTGAAAGCATTGCAAATGTTTAGAAAAATTCTCGACCACTTGAGGTAACCTACTGCTGTGTTTTGTGAACCAGTGGTAGTAATTTTTTATACTCTTAACAACTTAACAGCAAGGAAACC